AAGGAGACTAGAGTTGAACCACCGGTAACACCTTCGTAGTTGTATTATGACGTTGCAATATACCCATTCCAATGTCGGGTAACGTGGCGATTAAATTGGTCAACGTTTTATAGTGAAACATGCATATACATGCATCTTTTTCTAATCGAATACTATACCACCAATAAGCAGGGATATAAAACAATTTACCTACGGGAACAACCAATTCTAAAAATTTAACCTTTTTAGGGTCATCGGTCCAGGGATTTACATCACTGAAAAACTCTTGTGTATCGTATTTCTTGATTTCTTTCAAGAAGGGTGTATTGCGTGGCGGAGTTAATTTTATCGTAATGGATCCTTGAGTGACCAAGAAATAATTTCTACACGACGTGTGATATTGAAGACGAGTCGTATAATTCAATGACCCAAAGAATATATCGTGAGTCATTGAAGTGACCATCGGTGGACGAAGCGCTAAATCCGTCAAATCATAATATCGCTTCACCATTGTTTCTTGAAGAAATGTTCCGTTGTCTAACGTGGCGCGGCGACCCGTTTTGAATAATTCACGAGCCTTTTCCAAGGGTAACGATATGCCTACGTGTGTATCATCAAACACCATTACGTCAAACGCGCTATATTCGTCGAGCGAATCGAGTGTACACCGTGAAATGGTTTCTTCGTAATAATCAAATAAAACGGGTTGTTTGAAGTTACACACTTCTTCCAATTTGGTTTTGGTAGGCATGGCAATCTCATAAATTTCTAAATCATTGCTTGTATGTAATTGAAAATGAATATGAATGTACAATACAGTGACAATGCATATCGTAGCAAGGATACCAATATTCATTACTAGTTGACGTTGTCATCTTTTTATATGGATTATGAGAATGAAATCCCGTTGGGGGTATCTTCTGCCAGATCAGCCAGTTTTACGGTACCCCCTTTCTTTTTAGGAGGTTTAATGTCATTTCGTTTTTCCACTTCTGCTAAACGTTCCATCAATCCATCGATTTTGGAACCCATCAGCTTAAACATTTCGGCAATTTGGTCCATGTCGGGTGCATCTTCAATAAACCTATTTTCGTGATCCCCTAGTTTTTGTTCAATTGCCTTTAATTGGGACATACTCTTGTCTTCTAGACCCTTCACTCGCCTTGCTAAATTCATTACGGCGTCGGGTATCGATATTTTGATGGGAGTTGGAGCAGGCTTTTGTTTAGACATATCACCTACGTACATTAATTTTTAACTTTTTAAACTAATATTAATTTCTTGTGATAGACCAATGGAAGAATCGCCTAATTTTTTCTCTCATGTGTTTAACTTTGAACAAGACAGTCGACATGAAATGGTGAATATTATGCAGTATACGGTATTTGCCATTGTATTGGTTTCTTTACTGAATCGAACCATTCAGGATTATGCGCCTGTCGTCGACCGAGATAAAGGAAGTATAGCCATTTTTGTAGAAATTACGCTTCAATGTATTGTACTGTTTATAGGCATTCTATTCATTCATCGCATTATTACCTTTATCCCCACGGCCAGTGGGATAAAATATGCCGAACAAAATATCATTACCGTGATTTTACCGACCTTGATTGTATTGTTGAGTATGATGACTTCCTTGGGAGACAAGGTTACGATTTTGATAGATCGTGTCTTGTCGACTCCTCAGCCCGTTCGCGTCAAACATACCCAACCCTTGTCTCAACCCCAAATACAAACACCGCCGTTGTTACCCAAAGGAGGTAGTACAGCAAATCCAATGAATTCTCCTGAACCCGATTTCAACTCCATGTTTTCGGGTCCAAACAATCCACTTCAAAACGCCCAATCCCCCGATAGTTTTGAACCTCTCCCCTCCAACTATGCAGGAAGTACCTTTTAGAGGGTTGGAGGATTCTTGTCTTTGAATTGGGTATACAAGGCCTGGATTTCTTCCATCGTCAATACCTTATTGTAAAACATCATTGTACATAATTTACCATACACGCCTTGTTCTGCACCAACAATCATCTCTTGTGTTGTCAATTGAGGTACTGCAACTGTACTTTTCTGTAATTCCCCATTCAAGAATAAATCAAGGGTACCGTTTGCGTAAGATAAAACCACGTGATTCCATTTTTGTAATGGAATGTCGTTCATATCATAGACGGTCTTCTTCGATTCATTTTTCATCACGGTTCGGATTGTATTGAGTGAACTATTATACGCAATTAATACATTTCCTCCATACATCACTACATCCGTGTATTCATTGGAGGAAGAAGAAAAACCAAGAGAGGTGGCCTCTAGATTAATCCAGAAGGATAGGGTATAGGTGTATTGATATGCATTGGATACGTTATACGAAGAACGTTTGTTTAAATCAATCGGATTATGAACCACCAAGTCTCCTCCATAATAGTTCTTGACCCATGTTCGACCATATAAAATCAAAACAATCAAGAAAATCTCAAACACAAATATCAGGGAAATACCAGGAAGTTGTGTATAGAGGTAGGATGTCGTATCGTATACACGTTTAGTCGTTTGGTTGGATAGTCCGGATAGGTTGAAATCGAAAAAGTTCCACACATAACCCATCAAATAAAACAATAGATAATACAAGAGGTGCAATCCCGAATAGTTCACCCCCATCGTCTCACCACATACCCCTAATGTAATGACCATGGCGATTAAGATGAACTGTTTTAGGATTCCAGTTCTAACATATTTCAGTATAACAAAGACAATTGCGGTTACACAGAGTATGGTTTGTAAACTATATGCCGTCGTTAACACCCCCATTGGATTGAATGCGACGAGAACAATAGACAACAAGAAAAACAATCCCGTATAGATCTGGTTGATCATTCGGGTATTGGATTGTCGAATCAATACATTGAAAAAAAGAGGTAAATTCAAAATCGAGGCAATGGTGTAAAAGGTGCCTCCTGTTGCAGGTGTTGCCTCTACAATTCCATCTATATTGTCAAACCCTGACAACCAAGACGATATGGGTTTCATAAAGATGAGAATCGGCAAGATCAATGTGGTGCACAACAAAAATAAGCTTAAGATAGAAGTAAAATGAGTTCGTATATTATTCAAGTACATACATTCACGTCATAAAAGTTTTACAGGTTTAGGCTCATTGAATTCTTTTCAGATCGTTTCTTTCGTCCTCTCTTTGCTGAATTCAAACCATCCTTCATCTCATTTAATTCGCTCAAACTGACCGTACTTCCTTCATCGAGTTGAATTGTTTTAGGCTTCAGACCACTTAGAAGAGAATTGATATCGCTCGGTCCCTTCATGTCTGGCCGTTTTTCTTCACGTGGTTCGCGGCGTACTTCGCGCGGTTCTCTCGTGGGCTGTACAGAGTTGACAAATCCAGAGAATCCAGGATGGGATGCCCCCATGGAGTTCACGGCCGCCTGAGTGAATTTTTGCATCAATTCTGGATTTTGTTTCATAATGTCGTCAATTCCAGGCACAGAGGATTTGAACATGGTGTTTGTCATATGCAACATAATGGCGCTTCCTCCTAATTGGAACATCAACTTTAGTTCAGGCGCCAGTTTAGCTTTGTTCTTGTACTTTTCGTGCAATTCTGCGAAAATATCATCGTAATCTGAAATATTTTCATTGACTTGATCAGCCCATCCATCCAATTTGACATCAAATGGATCGAACTTGGAATTGAGAAATTCCACCCCGGTAATCAAGGCCATCAACATTTTACCCTGAAACTTGACATTGTTGCTTCGTTCTTTTTCGGAAATGATGTTCTCGTATTCTCCTTTCATTTCTTCAAGTGAAGAATCCATCGTATATTTACGGGTCAATCGTACACCCTTGAGTTCAAGGTCCTCTAATTTTCGTAAATAGGAAAAACGTTCTTTCAAGCTATCTTTTGTTGCGGTCACTTTATCAGGGTCACCTTGGAATGGTTTAAACCCATCCCACGTCATGGGGTCCTTGGGTTTCTCTGGAATATCAAATTTGACCGAAGGTAATTCTTCAATGACTACATTTTCCATACGAGGAAAACTAACGGGTGTAGACGGAGGTGCTGAAGTAGGTATCGAGGAACGTGAAAGATCGTTTAATTCTGATTCTAGCTTATCCAAATCCGTAACCGAAACTGTTTCCTTTTTGGGCTTATCATTCATCAACAATTCAATGCCTGGTCCAAAACTGACTGTAGGCGTATCGCTTAAATTGATAACCTCCATAATGTGATTAAGAACAATTAATTTTAAGTAATCCGCAATTATTGATTTGGAAATACCAAACCCCTTGTAAAAAAGTATCCGCTAAGTCATCCTTTTTCTTATGAGAGGAGAAATTTGTCACCAATCCATTTTGTTCAAGCATGACTTGAGTGTATTGTATACTCAACTTTTTACGTTGAGCGTAGGTCGTTTTTCCTGAATGAAACAATTTGAGCTTGTTACATGCCGATATGCATTCGACTTTTGCCCCCCTCATCAACCAATATTGGACCACCAGCCCTTGAACCGATTTCATTTTACTGGCAAGGGGGCCAATTTGATTTTCAATCAACACGACATCCACTTCTGAAAATCGTGCATAACGTTTCATAATTTGTTGTCCTAAATCCACCAAAGTTGGTGGCGGAATCGGCTTGACTTCTTTAAACAATCGCGTTTTCATTTCCGCTTTGGTACCTAATGGAATCGAACGACCTGTACATTGAGCAATCAATTCAACAAGTGACAGTTCCGGATAGGTATGTTTTTTGCACGTATAGGTTTGATGGAATCGATGCGTCGCGGGCTTGGAGCATGCACATACATACTCATCCGTTAAATCGATGACATCCCAATCTACAATACGAAGCGTATCCGATACATCAAAAAGACAATGTGCCAAATGCTTAATCCCAATGTCGATAGACAAGACCTTCATAATGTATTCTCACACATACTATTTATATGGTTAATGAATACGCTTATAGATCTCCAACGCAACAAGACCTCCGGCAAGTTGCGCTACAATATAAGGTAGCGCGGTGTTTATGTTTTGCTTCTTTGCAGCCACCATCATGACCGTGACGGCTGGGTTAAAATTACCTCCTGAAATGGGTTCTCCTAAATAAACGATCAACGATAAAACTGCGCCAATCGCCACGGAATTGTCGGTTGCAATAATCACGTATAGAAAAAGCAAGGTTCCTATAAACTCCACTAAAACGGCCTTCATCATTATATTACGAATAGATTAAAACCACGATTGTTTATGATTATGTGTTTTCCTGCAATAACTTCGTCGTTTACGACTGCGTCTCGTGTTTTCGCAGCTTGCAGGCGCACGCTTGCATGTCGACTTTCTTCCTCTACAAGGATGTTTGATTTGATTCGCCATTCTTTATAGGCATAAAATATTTTCATCTCGAACTTTTTAATTCAGACAATCCGTGGTCTGAATTTTTATCCGTCACTACATTTTCCGTTTCAAACAGAGTTTTCTGAATATCCTCTACATTCTTCACATTGACCAAATTATCATTTGCATCAATGGATTGAGAAAGCTTATTGCCACTCTCTCTTGCTTTCCGAACATTTTCTTCGATGGCTTTCCGCTTGGCCTCTTTCACACGTTTGTCGAAATATTCTTTTGCACTTGCCTCGTTCTGTTGTTTCTTGGACATGAGCTCATTGAGCTGTGATTCCAAAAAGTGAACCTGTCCGGTTCTGTACGCGTCGGGCTCCCACGGCATCCAAACGCCTACAGGTCCTACATACACATCAAAATGCGGGTCGTTCTCGCGCAATAACTTTGCACGTATTTCAGCTTCCTCTTGGGATGGAAACACGCCTCGAATTTTAATGCCACGAGTATTGGTCTGGAAATCATTCTTCTTGTTGTACTCCAATTCTAAATCTTCCACATATTTCTCGAGGTAGGTTTTATAATCATCCGCAACCGATTCTTTAGCCAAAGTAACGGATTCCTCCTTGCAGAACTCATTCAAATCCGTGGTCACTTGTTCTGGGTCTAGATTGTACTTGTAGGCTAGAAATGCCGTGAACTGTGCGTACTTTTGCATCGATTTGACTAGATCCCACGTTTTCACGAATCGGTCGAAAAAAAAATGTTCCTTCTGTTGAATAATGTTTTCAGGTGAAACAAAGGAAACACATACAAACTTTTGTTGTGCAATGGGTTTGTCCTCTTCCAATAAATCTACATAGGGTGGTTTTTCCGACATACAGCCAATTACCCTCATTTATTTAAGTTTTATTCCAGATATATTTTTTTCTATCCTAAATTTATGTTTGATTTAGGTGAACTGATAAAACGAGCCATCAAATATTTAGTGGAAGGTTTGATGGTTGCCATTGCCGCTTACGCCATTCCTAAAGGAAAAGGTCTTAGTTTAGACGAAGTCGCTCTCATTGCTCTTACTGCGGCGGCAACCTTTTCCATTTTGGATACCTACATTCCCAGTATGGGTGTAACTGCACGAACGGGCGCGGGTTTTGGCATCGGTGCAAATATGGTTGGATTCCCGCGTTAAATGAATTTTCAAAGACATCAGAACATGAATACAAATCAGTACGAACTTTTTATGTTTATATGATATGGTTAGAGAGGATAGTAGAAGTAGTGCGCGACGATTAAATCCGTACGAAACACCTGATAAACATCGTCTCCAAGTCCCTGGAATGCCAACATCTCGTCTCCCCCCTAGACAAACACCTCTCCCGGGACTGACGCGAAGGTTTGAGGAACCCGTTCTTAAAGAACCGGCAAATAGCGCATTGAATGATTTTGACCCAACTAAATTGATGAGCGATGTGATTACAAAGGGTTCCACGTACGAGGACTACATTCAAGAACGAAATGAAATCATTCAACGATTGATCGATACTCCAACGGCGCTAGGCGCACCCTTTCCATTCGTACCTCCGCCTCCTACTGATACCGAGTTAGAAAAGGCCAAGCTTGGAGATGGAGAAATACCCACACAGGTCTGTACCATTATAGTCTAGACCGTCCCGATGGGGTCCATAAGTCGAATGCCTACATTACAATAGATATGTTTGTTCGTACACTCACGTGGTTATCGACGTATATGTGGTTTGCAACGCATTGTGTCGTACACGGCGACCTAACCACTGGCAACTTAATTGTAAACGGTAATTATTTGTTTATTATTGATTTTGAACCAGGGCCCACTCGTTATGTAGACCGTAATACGGAGGACGGTCGACAAGCCATTATTACCGACCTTAATGACTTTGTAAAAAGTGTTCAGGATATGAATAAAGAACGAGTATCTAATTTTATGGCTACTTCGGATAATGCTACGCTGGAGGCTCGCAAGAATGAAATATTAGCTAGGTTGTACCAAGGGGGGTATCGGACCCGGAAACGACATTCAAAACGCTCGAAACGGAAACACTCGAAACGAAATCGCAACTAACACGCGACACCTTTTTCCTATGTATCCGTATGGAATGTTCGTATCGGAATAGTTTAGGCGTACCTGGAAAGGGTATTCATACACACATTGGAGGAATCGCCATTGCCGATGTCATCGCAACCTTCATTGGTGCTTGGCTCATTTCACGCTTTACCGGTTGGAAATTATTGCCTACCACCATAGGATTTTTTATACTCGGGGTTGTACACGACGTATTTTGTGCCAAAACAACCTTTGGCAAACTCATCGAAAAGTTGAAAAATTCTACTCATCTAAACACGGTAGATATATGGTTTCCTATGTGCAATTCTATGTAATATCTTAAACCAGAACTAGACCATGCTAAAGAAAACACAACTGATACAGAACAGTTAATACATGTCCATCTCATACAATTCAACCGTCCATACGTCCCCTTCTACGTGAACTGTATCACCCGAAGAGACTGAGGAACATCCTGGTGAAATGGAACATTTTCGTTTGTTGATGGTAATCGGTAGTTTAATCCCATCCATAGTCGTGTAATAATACCACATATCTCTTCGAAGATTTGCTGGTTTACCAAAAAACGGAAGGCGTGACGATTGACGCTTCAAATAGCCCATTTGTTTGTACGATTCGGTATCTAAATATCGTAAGGGGGGTGTGTACGGATTTTGGACGGTATCGTAGGCATCCTGTACCAGCTTTACTTTCAGGTCTGGTTCTTCCACCCGTGTAATGGGTGTTAAACTATCGGTATACGCAATGGGTATACAGATTCCCACAAACAACCAAAACAGAATAAGAATCAGCTTCATACCCTAGTTTCTTATTTTAAAATCGTTTTTAATTTGTTGGATGCCTTAACCAGTGCACGCGCCACTTCACGTTCAGACGAAGAATGACCTGCAGGAACCATTATCAATTCGCAATCGGTAAATTGTTTACAGAGAGTGTATGCCATTTTAGGTGGAGTGACCATATCATATCTTCCTTCCACCATAATGGTAGGAATGTCTTTGATTTTATACATATTTTTATAAATTTGACGTTTTGAAGCGAAATGATGATGTAAACCATAGTGCGTGCCGATAATGGCAAGGGTTTCACTTTCTTTAAAGGGTTCTTTCCGTGTGGTTTTTGTCGTGACGTGCATTTGAGGCTCATTTGACATGAGCCGAATCAATGCCGTGCGTTTTTTTGTTTTACGGGACAATATCTGTTGAATTTTCTTGTCTTCATCCTCCGATGGTTTTAAATGGATAAATTGTTGTATTTGGTCCTCTTGTTCTGGGTACATGTTATCCAAGACGTCATCGTTTGTCAAATCATACACACCTCGCAAGATAAGTGCATCTACTCTGGAAGGATGTGCTTGTGCGTACAACAAGGCAAGTGTACTCCCCCAACTTCCGCCCGTTACCACCATACTAGGTGTATGGATCCATTCTCGAATGCATTCTATATCACGAATCAGATACTCGGTTGTATTTTTCTCCGTGTGATTTGCTGGTAACGATTTTCCACATCCTCGTTGGTCAAACAAGATAATATGGTAGAATTTCGGGTCGTATAGTCTGCGAATCCGAGGCATACTATGGTCCCCAGGTCCTCCATGTAAATAAATGACTGGAATACCCTTTGGATTTCCACTACATTCTACGTATATTTCTACGGGTTGTCCAGTGGACAAATGGTCCGTACACAACCATTCCTTTTTATGCGGCTGTATTGGTGGATACATACATTAGGTAGATATTTTATCGGGTGTATTTTGATATACACTGAAGCGCTTGTTCGCACGCCAATTGTTCACTCTTTTTCTTAATTTTATGACGTCCTTCTCCTAAATGGATAAGGACGTGTGAATGAGTGCGCAGATACGCGTGTATTTTGTCAAAGGATTCAAACTGATGAAATGGAATCGATTGTTGGATGGATGTTTTCCAAATGGGTTGGCCTAAACACAAATAGACGCCCATATGATAACACCCATTGTGACTAATCTCCAAGTATTCAGGGGTTGTTTTGAACTCTTTCTGTAATCTAACTTGTAGAATATTCTTGTAATTGTCGTCACATAAAATAAGTTCCGTCCAATCAATGTGTTTTTCATAGACGCGTTCGATGAACGTCTGAGCGATTTGAAACCCTCGTTCTTTGAAATCCACAAAAATAGCCCCCAAAAAGGCCTCGAACAAACACCCCAGTTTCTTCAAATTGGTACGTAATTTTTTTTCTTCTGAATGACGAGACAGAATATACCATTCAGACAATCCCATTTGTAACGCAAGAGAACCGATGGACTCGTTTTTCACCAAGGCGATTTTCTTCTCGGTCATGAATCCCTCGTTTTCACGCGTAAAACGACGGTACATATAAAATTTGGTCACGCATTCTAACACGCCATCCCCTAAAAACTCTAAACGTTCATTGGATTTATCTTGAATGGGAATGCAGTTGGGAGGGCACGCTGCAATTTGAATCCTTTGATCCAAGGGACGCATACAGTAAGATTGGTGTGTAAATGCACGACGATACAATTCTAGATCGATGACTTGTTCGTTCACCCCATACTTGGATAGAATAGTTTGAACTTGGTTCAAACTAATCTCTTTGTTACAAGGATTGTAAGGGTTGAAGGTAAGTTCTGAAATATCATCGTCTGATCTCTCCATTAGATAACCTTAGAACAAAGGTTTAAGTCAAATAGGAATAGTTTCAAAAAATTGAATCAAAATATTTAGATCAATAGATGTATACTAAATCCAGATGGCACAACGTACTGTATGGTTGCCCCCTTGAAAAAGAAGCCAATCTACAAGGGTCGGTGGTACAAGAAGAGGGCGCGACAACCCCGAGTTTCTCCAAAAATGTTACCCAAAGTAACGCGGTTGGAGAGAGTCTGGAGAGATTTAAATGCACAAATCGGTTAGACTCAGTGTGCAATCATAAGACCACACAAGGATGAGTGATACCAGCTGGACCGCTTTTTTTCAAATAAAATTGAAACGGATTCTATAGAAAGATATAGGTAAAAGGCCCTCCAAAATGTCAACGCATCCGACCACGAAGAAGCAGCAGGTGAACCCCTCCAAGGAGTTGAACCCCAATGCGAAGCCTCGTGAAAAGAAGCCTGAGAAGTACCCCAAAAGCCGTAAATTGATGGCCGCCAAGAACAAGGCACAAATTGCATCTCGTGATAAGGACACAGCGTTGTTCACTCCCGAACCCGAAACCGACCCCGTTCTCAAACCCGTTCTCAAACTTGAGTTTGAAGATCTCTCTGACAAGCTCAATGAGATTGGACGTATCGACAAGATGGGCCGCTTGGTATCCGAAACGTTCGAGCTAGCGGATATTGAATCCGAAGGCGACGAACCACTCGAGGTAAGTGAACACTGAGGATATGCGCCTTGTGACTCTCGGTAAAACGAGATTTTTTAACAAAGGCATCTTCAAATAAGTCGTTAAATGATGATACGGTGCAATGGGAACAATTCACAGTAATTACACGAAATAAAATTGAATCTATCTAGATAACAGAGATTTGTAGATCCATTTACAGAATGTTGAGAGTATCAGACACCTTCGTCAAAACCGTGAAAGGAAACCAGAACCGCGTCAAGCGAACTGGGGGCTTTTCACGAAAAGAGCTAGGTTCCCGAGCGACCAAGTATTCGGACAGTAAAATCAAGAAGCGACGCAAAAATGTCGAGTTGCATCGTGCATCTCGATCAAAGAATGTGTTCGATTCCAGAATATTGCGAGTTGAACTTGTCTGGCCCTATGAAAATGGGATGCCCAAAAACCTAGAAATAGAGTGCCAGAAACCTCTTGGTCCTGGTTGGTAAACATCTCGTTGGTCACAACGTTTTTTATGCATTCCAAATTTAAATTAGACGAATAAAGTCGTCTTTATAAATGAGTCCAGACGGTTTGTAACTAGAGGTCGATTTAATGATGGATGGTGGTTTATCCTCTTGTTTGACTTCCTTCCCATATCCATCAATGGATACACCCGTTTGTTTTTTGTATTCCATTCTTACATAATCCGGTACCCAATGCGACCATACAATAAACAACAAATTGGGATGCGTATAGGTCACTTTAAACCCATTGTCTTGTAATTCTCGTACAATGTAGGCGATACAATTACGGACGTCATATCGAGGTACCCCTAAAATAAATTCAGGAACCACATACCAGCAGCATTGATTCTCGTTTTTTTGCCTAGAAGTACGTTTGATGTTCAAATGGACCCGTTCTAACAAGAGATTGTAGGTCTTCAAGGTATTCAAATCTTGTTCTTTCTTAAATTCAAAGAGTTCGTCTAAATTTATTTTCGTTGCCTGCATATACGAAAAACAGACTAAAAATTTACGATATCATTGCAGTGGATTGCCACTTTATTTTTCACAACCATACTAATGATTGAACATTTGGTCATTTCATCTGCCGGTCCCGATGGATTGATTCAATTAGGTATGCTACAACAATTGCAACAAGAATCTATCTTAGATATATCCACCTTGAAAAGTATACACGGTTCATCGGCGGGTTCTATTCTAGGCGTGTTACTTGCTATGGGTGTTCCAATCCAAGAAATGGTAGATTATTTCATCCAACGTCCTCTAGACAAATGGTTCAAAATAGATATGGAAAATATGTTTACTCACAAAGGGTTTGTAGATTCTTCTTGTTTTGAAGAACTTCTTCTTCCTTTTTTTAATGCATACGATATACCCCTATCCATTACGATGAAAGAGTTCCACGAACGATCCGGTATGAACATACATATTTACACCACGTCCGTTACGCATATGAACTCGGTGGATGTCAATCCTCAAACCTTTCCAGAATTGCCCGTGATACAGGCAATTTCCATGTCCTCTGCCATTCCCTTTTTATTCACCCCTATTGTATACAAGGGGGAATATTACATCGATGGTGGGTTGGTGAATCATTGTCCGATACCCGAGGCAGATCAAGATACCCTTTTGGTGGTGATGATTGACCATAAAAGAACTGTAAATCTGGACTCCCCTATCGAATTTATGCAGCATATCTTTGTCAAACTAGTTGATATTGTATGTTCGAATACTGTAGCGCCTAATGGTAAATTTGTGTATATTTTTACTACACCCATCGGTTCGATTCATCCATACCATATCGGAAAGGTGCTGTGCAACCAACCTTTTCGAGAAGAATTGGTTGAAATGGGAAGACAGTGTATTTCAAATCGTGGGGATAAATTGCCAATTTAGATCATTGCAAATGTTTTTCCAAATCTCGTCTTGTTCAATTCGTTTTTCACGGTCTTTTAACATTGGGAAAAAGGGTAAGAAATGATCTTCCTCTAACAGTTCACATAGTTTATAGATAGTATAATAGTAGTTCAAAAAGTTGACACGAGCATCCGGACAAAATTTGGCATAGGGTCGTTGAATTTCGATAAATAAATTGCACAATTTTTCTTCGAGTTCAGGACTCATCGTAGGCGGTTTGATGCCTAACTTATCTTTGATGAAAGGGATATGTTCGTAATATTTGTTATATCCGAATTTCTTTAGAATTTCTTTCGTCTTTTTATTGGTGATACTTTCCAATTGGATACGTTCCTTTTTAATTTGCAATTGAATATTTTCTAAAATATCGGATGGAATTTGTGTCGTTTCTTTCGCTTGGAATTGTGCTAAAATTTCACGAAAATGATTAATACGTTTATAGGCATAGAAACAGATTTCTTTCGGTGGGTCTTTGTAAGACGGGCGTTCGTTTTCAATCAGTACATGGAATTGACACGCACAAGATGGATTGTTGCAAATCATCATACCTTCATAATCTACATGAATCAGTTCCCCTTTTTCACATTTTGTACAAATGGAAATTGGATACACAAATTGGTCCGAAGGTAAAAATGAATCGTCTACATTGCGTAAGTACTGAACCGCGTGACGATTCATTTTATGAGAAGCATCTCCTGTGCGAACAATATTGAAGAAATTATTCAATACCGTTGTTTTGGATTTGTTTTCGGAAATACTCTTTTTATCTTCAAAATAAGCAAATATGTGCTTACTGTTATCCAGATAATAGCTTAATTGGGATTCTCGCATTTTGTCAACCGTCTGGTGAATTTGTGCAACCTTGGCGGGATTGGTTTCAAGGAAAGCATCTTCTAATAATCTAGGAATAATCACGGATGTTTCTGTCTCGAAGCGCTGCACGTATTCTCTATGTTTCGTATCCAACATTTGCACGACTACATCGTCTATTTTCTTGGTCGGTTTAGGTTTAAATGGCATTTTAATTAGTACAACCGAAACTGTTTTAAATTAAAAATACGTATATTGTTTCTAGAATCATCTTATGAGTGTTCGAACACGGATTATTATGAATGCCATTGAAGACGGATGGTCCGTGACCAAAACAAACAATACCTATACGTTCTCAAAAAGACATCACAATCTTAAGGAATACTTTGATCCGCTATTTTTAGGACAGTTTCTTCGGAATTATTGTAAATAATCCCAGTTTTTTTTCTTTAGCAATAGTATAGCATGGGAGGAGGTTTAATGCAATTAGTCGCTTATGGTGCCCAAGATGTTTATCTTACGGGTAACCCTCAGATCACTTACTGGAAAGTTACTTATCGACGATACACCAACTTCGCCATGGAATCCATCGAGCAAACCTTCAATGGTCAGGCTGATTTCGGACGCCGTGTCACCTGTACCATTTCACGTAACGGCGACCTTGCCTACCATACCATTCTTCAAGTCACTCTCCCTCAGATCGGGCAGGACCTCAATAACGGCAATGGTGTTCACGCACGTTGGTTGGATTTCCCAGGTGAGCAGCTCATTGCCCAGGTAGAGGTTGAGATTGGTGGTCAGCGCATCGACCGCCACTACGGAGACTGGATGCACATCTGGAACCAGCTCACCATGTCCGCTGGACAGGAGAAGGGCTACTACTCGATGGTTGGCAATACCACCCAGCTCACGTACCTCACGGACCCTGCCTTCTCCAACGTCGATGGTCCTTGTCAGTCGGACGCTCCTCGCCAGATTTGCGCCCCTCGCAATGCCCTCCCCGAGACCACTCTCTACATTCCTCTCCAGTTCTGGTTCTGTAAAAACCCTGGTCTCGCCCTTCCCCTCATTGCCCTCCAGTACCACGAGGTTCGTGTCAACATTGATCTTCGTCCCATTGATGAATGTCTTTGGGCAGTGAACACCCTCTCGGCGGAGAGCGGTTCCGTCAAGGTATCCGCGGCCTACAACCAGTCGCTCGTAGCCGCCTCTCTCTTCGTAGACTACGTTTTCCTCGACACGGATGAGCGCCGTCGTATGGCCCAGAACCCGCACGAGTATCTCATTGACCAGCTCCAGTTCACCGGTGATGAGTCGGTCGGTTCGTCCTCGAACAAGATTAAGTTGAACTTCAACCATCCAGTCAAGGAACTCATTTGGGTTGTACAGCCAGACTCGAACGTGGACTACTGCTCGTCTCTCGAGTCGGGTACCCTCCTCAACCGCGTGCTTGGAGCCCAGCCCTTCAACTACACCGATTCAATTGATGCGCTCCCCAATGCCATCCACGCGTTCGGTGGTCCTAACTCGGTAGCCGGTAATGCCGGCAAGAGTGGCTCCAACAACTTTGATTTCATCACCGCAGATGGTCTTTTCCAGAACGCAGGAGCGGTTGACGCGGACCTCTCCGGCAATGCCTTCGGTGGTACCAATCTATACGGTTTGTGGGGCTCCGCTGGTGCAAGTGGTTCCACTGCCTACTACACCGACCCCAACTTTGTGCCTCAGGTCGGACAAGGTTCTCTCGCAGAATCCTACGTGTCGGATGCAGGCACCTTTGTGCTCTCCGAGACCGCGCTCGGCCTCCACTGTTGGGGCGAGAACCCAGTCGTCACTGCCAAGCTCCAGCTCAACGGTCAGGACCGCTTCTCTGAGCGTGAAGGGTCGTACTTCGACCTCGTCCAGCCCTTCTTCAGCCACACTCGCACCCCCGACACTGGCATCAACGTCTACTCCTTTGCTCTCCGCCCTGAGGAGCACCAGCCCTCTGGTACCTGCAACTTCTCGCGCATTGACAATGCCACCCTCCAGCTCGTTCTCTCGAACGCCACCGTCGAAGGCACTTCGACCGCCAAGGTGCGTGTCTACGCGACCAACTACAACGTGCTCAGAATTATGAGCGGTATGGGGGGCTTGGCGTATTCAAATTGATCAAGAAACTTCCTGGAAACTTCTTTCGGGTTGTTCAAAAAACTATTCGCTCTTTTATTTTTTGATTTTGAATAATGAGTGGTATGGGTGATTTTGAGTTTAAATGCTTTCTATCCAAAAAATAAAAGATTCGTTCTTTTATTTTTTGATTTTGAATAATGAGTGGTATGGGTGATTTTGAGTTTAAATGCTTTTGTCTAAGACTTTGAATGTTCCTTTCTGTTTTTGACAATCGTATCAATCCATTCCTTTCGGGTGGTTTCATTTGTATATTTTTCAACCAATGCTTCTTGTTTCATTTTCTTCCGAGAGATACCCTTCCCTACTTTTTCCGCGCCGGTTAACTTATTTCCTGTCACTATATTTTTAGTATTATGCATGTTGTGTTCAGCCATTGGGTGCACTTTCTGGTATTCATAAATCCGATGAAATTTGGCAATTAGATTGTCATACTCGTAATCTCGTTTCATATAATTACAGTTCCAGCAACAGCTTCTTGCATTCCCTTCAATGTATCCCTTTGTATTATCGAACCGATCTATTCCATTTTTATGGATATTAATTGTTTCTTTTCCACATAGGTAACACGGTTCATTGACTATCGAGGAGAACTGTTCTTCTGACAGTTCAAACGCCAGACCTTTTTGGGTTGCCCTTTTCTTGTATTCATGATAGGATACATTCGTCGAATTTTCAAATTCGCTCGCGTATAAGTTTCCCTCAACTAGGTGTAAATAAGTCAGCATATGTTCAACCCGATGGACAAATACAGAAGGACTGAGTGAACCCTTCATCCAATTACACATTTCACAACAACTGACACAGTTTTCAACCGTATAATGAGCGCTTGAATCTAAACGGTCCAATCCATTGAATCCTTTCTCTTGAATAATGCCGCAGTAATAACACGGCATTTTAACCAATTCTGAAAACTGGTCCATGGATAATATAAATTCGAGACGTTTCGTCTTCGCAGAAGTTTGATACACGCCATACTGACTTTCCATGCAATTAATCTTTTGTTGATTTATCTCCTTCACCTTTTCTGGATTTGCCTCTCGCCACTTCTTTGCTTGTTCGGCATTTTTCTTAAGATATCCTTCCAAATCCGTTTCAATCGCTCGCTTGCGCGCATCGATCCAGTACGTGGCAACCTTGTCGTAATTCTCATCCTTCCAAGCTTGTTTGACTTCCTTGCGTTCCGGTTTCGCCGCATTTTTACGTGCAAGTGCCTGAATGTGTTTTTTGTCTCGATTGGCATCCGCACGTTTGTTTGTATCTCGACATACATTACACGTCAGTGTTTCGCCATGTATGCCTTGAAAACAATCCAATGAAACTACTTGTAAGCAGGTGTTACATGCTTTCTTTCCTTCCACCTGAGTTACTTGTACGACTTTCTTTGCTCGTGAAGCGTGGTCCTTTTCTCGGTCTTTCTTCAGACACGGTTCGCACCTGGAACGTGTGTAGGTCAGAGCAAGTTGTTCTCGACAACCACGGATGTAGTTCGAACATACTTTCTTTCCAGCTTCTTGGGTCACTTCTAAAAAGTGGGTTGCCTGGTGTTTTCCACAATAAGCATTGAGTTCGCCCTTCTTGAATTGACATCCTTCTTTAGCGCATTTCATAGTATGATGATTGAATGTGTGATTACAACTTCAATTTTAATCTCGTGAATTTTATCCATCTATAGAATGGAGAGATGCAGAAATGGCACTCGACGAAACAAACAAACAAGTGATTGTGAAACCTATCCTCAACTAAGACGATGCAGAAATGGCACTCGACGAAACAAACAAACGGGTGATTGTGAACCCTATCCTCAAAATAAACCCCGATGCAAAAATGGCACTCGACGAAACACACGTGATTGTGAAGAGGTAACTGTGCAAGTACCTAAACCATATGATTGGTTCTACAATCTTGGTTGGTTTCGCAGAATTCGCGAAATACCAAGAACCAATTTAACTCCTCGTTCAAAAAATGCAGCAATTATTCAACGATTTATGAAGAAAACCAGACACAAACGTATTGCAGCGTTTCTAAACGCAGTGTGTAACGATTCCGGGGTATGTATTGCATTTGGAAAAGAAATCAAAAAAATAAAGGCTTTTTTCGGGAATTTTAGTTTTGATTACATCAAAGATCCCATTAAACGAGTCGGCGCTGTATCGGTAAACGGGTTTGTGAATGAACTTAAATTTACACATAAAGGATATTCTTCGTATGCCATATTAAAGTCGTCCGTACGGGAACTTTCGGATAACTTAATGTATGAATATAGAGTTGGACAATTTTTAAATAAAATGTCTTTACGATTTCCGTGTTTCGTAGAAACGTATAAATTACTAAAGTATCCAACAACGAATGGTTGGGAACTCGTTCAAACGTCAAAAGTAATGGAAGCTTCTGTATTTAAAAAAAACGTGGCGCCTCAAGTCTACAGTTTAAAAGAAGGATGTAAGTCGTCCATCAAAGTTGCCGTGTTAATTCAACATTTGAAGGATGTTATTTTGATAGAAGACTTGATTCATTCTTCGAAAGCTGCCATAAATTATGAGTTTATTTCAACCTTATATCAAATTTACTTTGTATTAGACTGCATGAAAGATGTATTTACGCATTATGATTTACACGGTCAAAATGTATTGTTATATGAACCCTCAAAAAAAAAATACATAAAGTATCATTATCATACACCAACTAAAGTCATTATATTCAGATCCATTTATCTTGCTAAAATTATAGATTATGGTAGAAGTTATTTTAAAGATGGCACCTATTCATCCCAAAAAATATATACTGAAGTATGTAGAGAACCCGAATGCAATACATTGAATAGCGGTACGTGTGGTTCGAGAAGCGGGTTTAGATTGTTAAAACCGCGAGACACAACCAGTTACATTGTATCGTCTGTCCCCAATAAAAGTCATGATTTAAGACTTGTTTATTATTTATTACGCAAAATTGGTAACCAAGTATTATCTCCAACGATTACTGGGTTTGTAAAGGAAGTAAAAAGTAATTTAAAGTATGATGGAAATTTCGGTACAAAAGAACGAACCTGTGCCATACCAACTATATGCGACGTTACAGACATGAAAAATGTGTTAGAAAGGTACGTGGTTAATTTACTCGAATCTGAATTTTTTAGATATTATCCACGTCGTACTAAATTAGGAGACATGCATGTGTATAGTGACGGACGACCCCTTGAATTCATTGAATCTTAAAATATAGACTACAGTATGCTTCATACAAATCCATTCATTCGAGATATAGAAAAACCTTCTTGCGTCGAATGCATGTATTATCAGGTTGAATCTACCTCCATTTTGAATAAGTGCACTAAATTTGGAGGGAAGGATTTACATACGGGCGATATCGTATTTGATTATGCAGACTCTGTTCGATACGATGAATCGAAATGTGGAAAAGTGGGACACTATTTCAAACGTGCGACATTCAAACAAAGGGTACGACAAGCCTTTCCTTGGGTCGTCATCATCTCTTTACTTTTACAGATTTCGTAAAAAAGGATGGTTTCTCTAAACACCACGTAGACCAACACGGGATGCTTCCCGCGCTAGGCGTAAGTCTTCGTGCACAGGTGGCACGTCGTCACGCCAAGTGGGGTCACGTATCGTACGGAACAATACATAGAACTCGTATTTTTCCTCAAGGTCGTATTCTTGATAATCACCTGGAAGTTCATGCGGAGCTGGGTTATCGAAGTCTTGGTCATGAATGGCCCAAGGTCGTGTTTCGAGCAGTCTCTGTCTGCATAGTTCTTCATAATTCCGTGTCCAGTCCAAATATGCTTGAGCACACTTCTCCTCCCACCACTTGAAGAATTCGGCTTCTTCCGATTCGTTGTGTTGTTCGGGAGTCTCAAAGGGGAAACCTTCGAGGGGGCGATACGCTTCCTTGCTATCGGGGTCAATCGTTCGCCAACTGTCCGAACGCTCCAAACGCGGAGGCGGATCGTTGAACGGTGGTAGAGGTGGTAGATGTGCCATTTTGGAGTTAGTCACTGTAATTATTCATCTATAGTGAATACATTTCAATTTTATGATCCGTTCTAAAAAATGATGTTTAACATCACGACGTTCGTTCAAGGAAAGCTTTCCAAGCTATGCGTAGCTCGATTGGGTTTGGTTCAGCACAATCATTTTGTTCGAACGTCGCGCGGAACTCGGGCCAAAGACCCTCTTGTTCAGTTGTCACGATAAACTCGTCTGGGTTGAACCAACCCGGGTAAAGCGCTTCACAGTACCATTGATAGTACTCGCATATTTCCTCCGGAAGGTCATCATCGATCCGTATAGGCGGGCAATCGTTGGGACGCCATCCGTAGAGGTGGCCGAAGCGACGGAAACTCTCCTTATGATACTCTTGGATTTCACGTTCGCGTTGCTGATTCCGCTCCTCCAAGAATCCAAGTTCTAGTTTACGGTCCTCTTTTATCACTTCTGCAAGATGCTCTTGGTATGTTAATTGCGCCATGTGAACGTTTCGTTCGGTAACGACGTCAAATGTTGAAAGTAGTTTCAATTTTTAGTGTTCTATTCCTAAAAACGGTATAAAGATTCATAGGGACATTTACGCTATGGAGGTTATACAATTGGCATGGATTGCTGCCTATGAATTTGGTAAATATGCGTTTACGCGTAAATTCGACATTGAATCCTTTTGGACGAAATGCATACGCGTAAACCTGGTGTATACCAAATTTTTTCAAGCCATTGCTTCCAAATACAATTTACATTCTGCCGTTCACAACATTCCCTATACAGAAGATGAAATGGTAATCCCGGAATTTGTTGTGGGAAAGGTCATTGGTTCCGGTCTTATCTCGATTGTATTCGAAGGGCAACTCCATGGTCAATCCGTCGTGATTAAAACCAAACGCAGGAATATTGACCGGCGGGTTACCGAGAATATATTGGCCATTCATAAATGGGTAGAGTGGATTCATTGGGTCTATCCCATACCAACCTTGTGCGATGCATTGAACGAAATCACCGATGTCTTTTATACCCAATTGGATTTTCGTAAAGAAGTGGAAAATCACAAACGGTTTCAGGCCATGTTCACGAAACCCATATGTCCAACTTTATTAGAAGACTTGTGTACTTCGGACCAGATTGTCATGACGCGTTTGACGGGTGAACCACTTTCACAATGTTCGTCGGAACAGAAAAAGATGTATTCGAGTCAATTGATGGACATTCTGATGCAGAGTTTATTGGTAGGAGGCTTTGTTCACGCAGACCTTCACGTAGGCAATTTAATTTTTCAGGAAAAATCACTTGCCGTGATTGATTTTGGATTGATGATTTCATTGACGGAAGAAGAAAAGAAAATTATGACGGACATCATTCAGGCTTTTGCGGTACAGGATTTTGACAATGCCGCGATTTATACCTTTCGGTTGATTGGCCCCAACGACCGTAAAAAGGAATTGCCGGATGAAGTATTGGACGATTTACACGCCTTTATCATTCATACATTTAAACAGGCCGTTCAAGTACACCAGACGTTTCGGGTATGTGACGTCTTCGAAATGAACCAAAAACTTCGTCTTCACGGTCTTGCGTTGTCACCGTTGTTTTCAAAGATAATGATGGCGTTGCATTCGGTTGAATCTGTATTGACACAATTGTCTACGAATCCAGCCGATATCATGATGCAAGTCGCGTTAACCCTCTTGAAGTAATTATTGAATGAAAACCCCCCAAGCAATCATGGCCATCATGATTCCTGCGACTATGCTGTAAAGCAGATTGTTCCATCCAACGATGAACCCGCCTCCGAGCAGCAACCCGATAATGGTTAGACGAAATACAGTATAGAGCGTTAACCATCTACGAGTGACCGTCCACCATACCCCTCCTAAGAATACCACGGGTACGGATATGTATAATAACAAATACGTAAACCCGATGGTAGAAATGAGTAAAATCAAGAGCATCAGAATAGCGGTCAGCAACAACAATATAAATGACTTCAGTAACGTGAACCAGTTCATAAACCCGTCGATGGAAGTCGGTTGTTTCGGATCGTGGTACAACAAATAAAAGATGTAATACAAGACAGGCGTATAGCAAAACACGGCAAACATCAATAAATAGTAAAGATTGCGTCCAGACACATCATTGGTCCACGCATCCTTGAGTTGTGATACATACACCTCGTCAATGACATCCTTGTTGTCAAGATAGGTTTGTTGTGCGGTGGAAATCGTCTCATCATATTTTTTCTTAAGAGGAACGTAATAGACGATGAACAAAAAAATGAATAGGCCTAACACGGACAATAGAATAATATACCAGGCCATATAGAGAATTTGAAATACGAAAACGGCAATTAACCACACGAAACAGCTTGCAACAATCATTAATATATCCACCATTTTCATTGATTCTACAATAGATTATAAATTTTCAAGGGTAGTCTTTTTCCCGTGACAATTTCTACACAAGGCAACTAAATTATCTACATTGTTTGAACCACCATCGGCCAGTCGAACTTTGTGATCCACTTCAAACCAGGCATCCAATTGAGTTTGACAATCGTTACATTTCCAGCCTTGTTGCGCCGCAATCCATTTTTTCTTTGTACCACTCACACTTCGTGCAGTAGAGTCGTTACCGGAGGTTACGATGCGTTGTTCTTGATTGGACATTAAAAAGGGGGTCAGCAAATCTTTGGATTGCTTATCCATCGGCATGTATCGTATCATTCCATTCAAATGACCCATCATATTCTTCGATTCGGTTGGATTTTTTCGAATAAACAGGTACATTGAAAACACGGCAAACAAAATGGTGGCAATCTTAAAATGCTTTTTATAGTGTGTGAGTTGATTCGTATATTTCCCGTCATACAACGTATCGACGATATAGAAGGTTGCGCCCGCAAACAATAAGAACTCTGACTTCATAATGTAACCGAATGTAAAAATTAGTGGAGAGAGGACGCGTTATGCGTATTCTCTGGAGCATATTTGAAATTCAAATGGGGCGTGGATTGAACCATGGGGACAATGCGCTTGACGATATATTCTTCCAATGTTTCTTGAAATTGATTGGTTGGTGTTAACTCGCTATCGAAAGGTAACGATGGGATGGAACGATTCGAAGATTGTAGGAGTGTATATGCCGCGACGATTCCCACGATGCCTAATAAGGGCGAATGGGTAAACAAATACATGACCATAAACATCAAAGTGATGGTGACAGGAACGATACCAAAGCTACGAATGGAAGGAGGCAGTGTAATGTTGAGTAAAATAATCACACAAAGTAGAACAAGGACCACTCCATGTAAAACAATCATACTATAGAGATTATTTAAAAATTGATGTGTTTGTTTTTATTTTGCTCAAGTAGTATGTTCATCGGACAAAAAGGATACACTATTCCTAAAGACCTTCTATCGGCGACGCAACAACAGGAACTAAAGAGACAACTCACCTTTTCTCCACAAACCTCAAACTCATACGGCGATAACAAAGAGTTTTATGCGTATCGCGAATCTCCGAATAAATTCTATACTCCCCG